CACCGTAGCCACGGGCAGCACAGCCACGCGGTCGGTGTCGATGCCGCGATCCCGCAGCAGATCGGAAGTAATGGCTTGCTCCGTGTCAAAATACAGAACCATTGCCTTGGGATCGTTCTGCAAGAACTCGCGCACCACATTCAGGGCAAAGTAGGTCTTGCCCGTGGCTTGCTCTCCTGCAAGCGCAATGATCTTGTTGTCGGGAATGCCGCCGTGGATCGACCCGCTCAGGAGCGCATTGAACGCATACGATCCCGTTGACACAAATCCCTTTACATCGCTGCCTTCCAAACCATCGGAAGCCACGGTTGCGTACTTGTTGCCTGCTGCCTTGAGAATGTCCTTCAGTTTCATTTTGATAGCACCTTTCGCGTTTCGTCTATGAGTTCCATCTCTCGGATGTACTCTTCAATGATAGCCAATGATCCTTGCTTGTCAAGGGTCAACCGCTTTACTTCATTCTGCAACCACTCCTTGCGCTGCCGCAGGAGTTCACAAATATAAGTCTTGTGTGTGGTTGAGATCATCTCAAGTGGTCAACTTGAGCGATGGCACTGCCATTTCCTTGGTTGGAACCACAAGACCGGAACCAAACGCGCTGTTGAATTCGTTTGCAAGGTCTTCAAGAGGTTCAGCAGTGAACAGCACAGCGTCAGCCGGGATGTCAAAACCCTGATCCTGCTTTACCGATGCCATCCACGGCACGATGGCAAGGCTTGCTCCCTGACCGCCACGACCGGGCATGGGAACCAACATGCACGGGTTCTTGAGTGTGTATGCTGTCACCTTGTCACCCGTGAACTTCTCGTTGATACGGGCAATAATTTCTTCTCCACTACGCATCTTCAGAATCTTGGTAATCATATAGTCTCCATTGTTAAGGGTTACAGTATGTATCGAACGGTCAAGCAAAAAGCGAATCCAAACTATTCGTTTCCTCCGGGTTCCATCCCACCGCATCGGTGATGGCACGGAGCGGTTCAAGAAATGTCTTGTCGAATTGGGTATCGTAGTCGATGTATTTGTGAAGTTCGAATTCTTTTGGAAGTGAAGTAGTGAATCCGATCACGCTTTCACGAATTGGGTTAGGTGTCTTCAGGTAGATGAACTTAATTTTCTCGCCCTCACCGATCAACCGATACTTGCGACCGAGTTTGAGTTTCTTGACAAAGTGATTGTGCAGCAGTGCTGCCTTCACCGCGATGGGCGTGGCTTTCCTGTAAACGGATGAGTCGGAACTGTACTCCTCCATGTTGGAAACTCCGCGAGGGGATGACACATCTTCCACGGGCAGGGACTTGAATTCCTCTTCCGTTTTCTTTACGAACTTCTGAAGTGCTGTCTCGTCCTGCATGAGTACCAACTCAATTGCCGTCTTCAGTGCCTTACGGACATACGCAGGGGTGGACGAACGAGCAGTCTCCATGCCCATGATCTTGAACTTGGGAGTCTTGTAGCGAACGCCTTCCGCGTCCCATACAGACAGCATGTACCGCTTCTTCGCAGTCCACACGCCCTTCTCCGCGATGACTTCGCGTCCCATTGACATCTTGTTCTGATACGCATTCATAATTGCCGCAAGTTCAGCGAACTGCTTGTCGATGTAAGGTTGCAGCACTCGCTCACAGAACTTGTTCAGGAAATCCACCACCTTCTGCGGGTCGCGCTCTCCCGTGTACGAACTGTCAACGATTCCTCCCAACTTCAGGTAAACGGAGTCGGTGTCGGACGCGATCACATAGTCCTCGCCCTCCGTGTGGAGAATCTTGTTCAGAAATCGGTTCAGTGCTTCACCGATCCATTGGATGCTCAACTGCCCCGACAGGGTAATGGCTTCTGCCAGTTCCACATCAAAGAACCGGAAATACTGGTTGCCGATTGCGCCGTATGCGGAATTCAACTGAATCTTGCGAACCAACTGAAAGTTGTGGTATTTTGAAATGTCGTATTCGATCTTGCGCCTCTCTTCCGGGGATGCACTCTTGTCCAATTCCACCAACCGCTTCTGTGCCGCGATCATCAGCCCCTTGTAGTGCTTGCGTTCCGCGTACATCTTCTCCATGAGTTCCGGCAGGAAGCCTTGGCGATCCTTTCGAAAAGCAATTCCGTTTGCCGCAACAGAAACGCTGCTGCTCTTTGCACTGTTGAGATATTCCGCAGGATCAATGAAAGTCTTTACTGTCTCTCCACGATTCCTGCTCAACACGGAGTCGGGATTTATGGAGTTCCGCCGCCACACAGGATTGGTGTCCTTTGTCTCGGGCGAGATGTTGTACTGCATGATGAGGTGGGGATACAGGGAGTTCAAGTCGAAACTCACCACCCAATCGTGCTTGCCCACAAGGGGGTCTTTCACATACGCACCCGCGTACTGATCGTCCTTCTTGTGGTCGGTCTTCTGCGGAATCACCATCCCCTTGCTCATCAGGTGGTGGTGGATGATGGCATCCCATGTGCGGACTTGAGAAAACACATCCTCAAAGTTCACCCGTGCCGAATACGCAAGGGCTACAGCCAGTTCCATGAGTTTCAGTTTGGCTTCCAAGCGGTCAACGAGCCGCACATCTTGGAAGTTGTACTCCATGAACTTTTGAAAGTTCTGCGTGTAGAACTCCTGAAGTGTCTCGTATTCGGAATACGACAGTTTCTCTTCGCCCAACTCCACCTTGGAAATGTGGTTCAGCGAATACGCTTCCTGCTTCACATAGGTGAAAGTCTGGTACAGTTCAAAGTAGTCAAGGGTGGCTACGCCGCTGATCACATACGCGGTCTGATCCCGTCCCATGCGATTCACGGTGGTTTCCCGCAACCGCCCCCACGGAGAGAGGGAGTTACCCCATCCTTCTTCAAGATGATTCATCCGCGCCACAAGGTACGGAATGTCAAAGAAGCGGATGTTCCACCCTGTCACGATGTCGGGGTCGATCTGCTTCCACAGGGACACGAATCCCTCCAGCAGTTCGCGCTCGTCATCGTATGGGATGCAAGTAACTCCCTCTCCCTCAATGTGAAAGTCTCCCAAGCCTAGCACATAGGTACTGCTGCCCATCGAAACCGTGATTGCAATAACCCTCTCCGTGGGAGAGGTTGGCGTGGGAAAACCGCCGTCACACGATGTTTCAATGTCCAAGTTGGCTATGCGGAGGCTGCTGAAGTCGTAGTCCACTTCAGTGGGAAACTCCTTGTAGAGATACTGGTAAACAAAATTGGTGTTGCCGTAGACTTCGTAGTTGGACACATCCTTGAAGCGATCAATGAACTCTCGCGCTTCTCCGATGTCATCAAACTGCACGGGCTGCACAGGCTTGCCGTTGACAGTGGTGAACTCGCCCCGCTCCTTTGCAGGGATGTACAGCGTGGGGCAGAACGGAATGCGGAGGTGCTGCCTCTGCCCGTTCTTCCATCCTCGGTACAGGATGCTCTTGCCACGAATGTCAACGGAAGTGTAGAAGTCCACGATGCTCCTTAACGCTCAACGAGTGCAATCCAATCCTGATGAACCATGTCCTTGTCTTCGTGTCCTTGACCCTTGTTCTGCGTTCTGTCCCACAGAACACGGTCGCCCACACGAATGTCTTCCGTTAGTTTATCACCGATTGCCGCAACCGTGCCCCAAATGTAGCGAGATTTCACTACTTCATTGTAAATGATCCCGGCTTCAGTCTCGGTCTGTCCGCCAAGGTGAGACTTTACCAAAATCCATTTTCCGATTGGCTTGAAATTGCTCATTCAAAAATCTCCTCAAGTGTATTTGGAACGGATTCCCGTATCCGCTCCTCTGCGAGTTTCACATATTCGGGATTGAGTTCGGTTCCGATGTAGTTGCGTCCGTTCTTCAGTGCAACCACGGCAGTCGTGCCGCTGCCCGTGAATGGGTCAAACACCGTGCCGTTCTCCGGGCATCCTGCAAGCACACACGGCACGATCAGGTCTTCAGGATACACCGCAAAGTGTGCGCCCTTGTAGCCCTTTGTGGTGACTGTCCACACCGATCTGCGATTGCGGGTTTCCGTGTTGCCAACAGCCTTCATGTTGCCGTTGGTCTTTCCGGGAACACGGGTGCTTCCGTTTTGATTGGGCAAATTCTTTTGAGAAAGCCTGTTTACGGTGCTGCCAGCAACAGGCTCTTTTACTGCTTCGTAGTCGTAATAGTACTTGGGTTTCTTGGACAGCAGGAAAATGTATTCGTGGGCTTTGGTGCAACGATCCTCCATGCTTTCGGGCATGGGGTTGGGCTTGTGCCAGATGATGTCTTGACGCAGATACCACCCGTCTGCTTGCAGGGCAAATGCCACCCGCCACGGAATGCCGATCAAGTCCTTGGGCTTCAGCCCTTCAGGAACCTTGCTGCCCCTGCCGCCGTACCGCTCGTCATTCGTGCAGTACTCGCCCTGTACGGACTGCCGTACCTGATATGTGCGGTTTGCGGCATAGGTGTCGCCCAAATTCAGCCACAGCGTACCGTCATCGCGCAGAATACGGCGTACCTCACGGAACACCTCCACCATGTTCTTCACATAACCGTCCACCGTTTCCTCTTGACCGAGTTCGCTGTCCCCGCCGCTGTAGTCGCGGAGTCCGAAATACGGAGGGGATGTCACACAGGTGTGAACGCAGCCGTCTGGCAGCGTCTTCATGCCCGTGATGCAGTCTCCAAGAATTATTTTATGGGTGTTCATTGCAAGAAATTATCCAAGTTGACTTTTTGCTGATTGCCCTTCAGGGTTTCCACCAATTGTCGCGTCTTGTCGAAAGGATAAATGCACCGCCCGAGGTTTGCAAATCTACAGCATATAACAATGTTTTCCGCGCTGTAGTCTGCGTCATCGTCTTTTCTGTCAACCGATGGAGCGAGTGGATGCACGGGAAACCAATCGGGATGATCCTTGAACAGCAGTCCCAAATCAAGGGTGACACCAAACCAAAAGCACTTTCCTTCTTGTGCTTCCCAAATATTCTGCAAGTCCTTTGCGGTGATGAGCAGTTTGGGCTGCTCAACATTGTGGTAGACAAGGCTGTGTCTGCCGTTTGATTTGCAGTTATTCAGGAGTTTCTTAAAGGGGTCTTTCTTCATTCTCCCCTCACCTTCGGATACGGCTTGATGATGCCTGCGTTCCGTGACTCAAACTCGCGCCGCAACTTTTTGGTTTCGGCTTTCGTAGCCCCAAGCACGAATGCGTATTTGTGCTTGCTTGGCATTACGATCTTCGTTGCTCCCTTCTGCTTTAGTTTGGAGTGTTCGCGCAACTGTTTTTCAACGCTGTCGGGAATGTTTTCCCACAGCATCCGTTGGTCGTTGTTCCAATCCTTTTCCCATTCGATTCCCAATTCCTTGGCATACTTCTTGTACGCGGAACGAACCCGGAAGAATCGGTCGCTCACCACCTTGCCCGTGTACGGATTGATGTACCGCGTGGTGGTTCCGCTGTCATTGCCCAAGTAGTAGAAGTTACACGCTTGGTAGATTGTGCCCAACTCCTTGGCAGTGGGATCGGAGTACGCGGTAAACAGGCGATACGCCGTGTGCTTCACCATCCACTGACAGCACCACATGAGGAACGAACTTGCAAGATTCTTTGGACTCCACGACACGCAAGCACCGCGACTGATGAGCCGTTCAATCTTCTTGGTGTCTTCGCCAAGCAGTTTTGAAAATGCGTTGGGCAGATTCATCAGGCACACACCTGCAAGAATGTCCTTGCCCACCAACCCCTGATCGGGATCGTGATAGTACGCACCAAACCAATGCGTGGTGTACTGCGACAGCGTACCAAGCCATTCGTGACGCTTGATGAACTCCACCGCTTCTGCCTTGTCAGCATCGGTGGTAATGGGACGGAATGTGAAATGGGAAACACGGAGGGTCTTTGCGACCTCCTCCGTGAGTCCTGCGGCTTTCAAATCCTCTTCCCGGTTACGGAGTCGGATGTCGTATTGCCAGCAGTGCCCCTTTTCGTATTCCCGTAGGCAAGCGTCTTCCGTTTCACTCATTAAGTTTCTCCGTACATAGTCCCGCGCTCAAAGAAGCGTTCTTCGCATCCCGCAAAGCCAAAGCACTCATGGGCAAACTGCTTGATGATGTTCGGATCGAACTCCTTGCACGAATACACATCAAGGGTAATGAAGTGCGTTGGTTCAATGGAATGAATCTGAATTCCACTCTCAATGAGTGGAACCCATCCGCTCACTCCTGCCTTTTCGGGGTAGATTTCTGCCCCGTTCTTGTCTCGCGGAGCGTGAATCACCACGGGTGGAGCCATGCGGGTCATGCCGATACGATCCACCAACTGCTCAAGAAAGCGATAGGTTAGTTCCATGTCGTCTGCCACTCCTGCGCGGCAACCGTACATATCAATGAAATACGAATATCCGAATGGCTTGTTCACTTGCTGATCTCCTTTACAATCTTCTTCCAATACTTCAGGGTTGCACTACGAGTGTGTCCCTTTGGCCCACCGTTGTGGATACGCGCCAACTGCTCAAGCGTTGCACCCTTCGGGGCGTATCGCTTCCAATACGCACGAACAATCTTTTCCGCATACGCCTTGTTCATGCAGTCTTCGTACTTGCCTCCGATAGACTTGTCGAATTCCACGGCATCCTGCCAGTACTCGCGCCAAATCTGATAAGGGCCAATTGCCTTACCGCCATCACCAACGAGGTTCTTGCCCCGATTGGACTCCACAGTGTACATGGCGTTCAACAGGTTGTCAACCGTGTAGCACTCCACGGGAAGAGGCAGCACGGGATACGGCTTGCCCTTCAGGTCGTGCGGAACACCAAGCAGAACAGCAGAGAGAATCACAGCAAACATGGGGTATGAGCCTTTCTGTACTCAAGTAGTGCCAAGTCCTTTGCCTTGGCTTCAATCATCACATCATAGGTAACGGTGTCGGACAGTTCAGGAATTTCGTTGCGGATGTAGTCGGAGTGGGCTTGTGGTCGTGCCCCTTCCTTGGACTCCGAGTAGTGAACCTTGGGGATTTCGCAAAAGCCGCCCCATGTGCTGAATGCCATGTCAGCGGCTTCGCGCAGGGACTCCTGTTGGCAGAAGCGGTGGTGGTGAACATCCAACACCAACTTAACGGTGCAGTATTTGGCAACCCCCTTGAACAGTTCGGTCATGCTCCACATCGTGGGCTTGTCGTCATTCTCAAGGGTAAGCCTCCGCCGAATGGACGGGTGCAAATGGCTGAACTCCTTGAGAAACCGTCCTGCGGTGGAGTGCTTGTCGCCGTACACACCGCCCATATGGATGTTGATGGCAAACTCGTCACCGTAGCCCAACAGGTCAGCGATGAGCGAGTGCATTTCCAAGCACTGTACGCTCTTTGCCACCGTCTGTGGATCGGGGGACGCAATGCAAGTGTAGGGACCGGGATGGCACGACAGCCGCATACCGTTCGTCTTGGCGTACTCACCCGCTTCTTGCAGCGAATTGCGGATGGCGTGTTCGTGTTCCGCGTGGAGGTCACCAATGCGATACGCAAGGGTAGGGTGATCCATGAACGGGAACATCCCGCTGCCGATGCGGAAAAACTTGATGCCATTTGCTACATTCCACTTGAGGATGGGGAGAAGATCGGCAGCATTCCGCGCACCGAGTTCCCCCACCCTCTCTATGGAAAACCGATCCATACGCAAGGTACGGTCGGTGAAGAATCTGTCCTTTGCCTTGCGTCCTTCGCACAGGGACAGATTTTGGCAAGCGTAGCCGAGGTAGCGGATCATGGCTTTAGTTTACACCATGTAATATTTTTGTCAAGTGGTCAATTAGGCTGATCAATATTATTGTTTGCAGTTTCATTTTTTAAATTGTAATAGTAGGAGTCGTCATCTCCTTCAATCAGCCAACGATCACTGGCGGCTTCGCATCTAAACACTTTATCATCAACTTTGAAGTCGGGATTTGCTGGAAAAGGATTGGTAACAAACGACATGTGTTTCCAATAAATTCTATTATTTGGTTGCAGCGTGTAGCAGCCGTTATCCAACCGTATCAGGTGCAAAGACTTGTATTGTGTTGGTTCGTCACTGTACGGATTGCCATACCAATCAAAAGACATCATGTAATCGCCCCACAGTTTTTGTCCATCCTTAAGAACTGTTTGCATCCTTGAGGCTTTCAGGTAATCGTAAACGACAACTGTGCAGTTAACAGAAAAACAATCCCACAACTGCAAGTAGTCCAACGGAATTTGTGGTGCGGTTTGTTTGTGACACAACATGTGAATGGGAACCCTGCTTCTAACAAGCCCGTCATCTGTTAGAACATGAAACAGCAATGCCCTGTCAGGATTTGATTGGGCAGCAAACACAGAAACCTTCACAAATTCACCAATGTGATCCTTGTGCTGATACATATGCTCTTTTCTCATGTAGCAATAAAAATGCGGTATGTTTATGTTCAACATGTCGGTGTTAATTGGTCTTTGACTCTTTGTCCTTTAAGTACGCAGCCAGCAACACCATGTAGTTAATCACATCCACGCAAGTGTCCATGAAGGACTCGTCTTTGACATTCATTTTGCCAGCGCGAACAAAAGAGGACAATCGACTCATTTTGTCCGTGAGGCGAACCATGAAGCCCTGCTCGGTCTTGCAGATGCCCATTGCCTCTACACGGGTAAAGTTCGCAAACGGTTCCGTGCCTTCGTTGCCTGCGTAGTCGCGGTTCTTCAGGCTCATCAGATCACGGGCTTCGTTGCATATTTCAGAGTGAAATTGAAGTAGTTCTTCTCGCGTCATGTTTAGGCTCCAATGTTGGGGTCAAAGGGGTGCAGCCCCGTACTTCCGAATCCGCCTGTACGCTGCGTCTTCTTCTGCGGGGGGTGGTCAATCTTCACAAGGTCTACAGGCTGATTGCGGACAAGTTCCCCTTGGCAGATACGCGCACCGTTGGGAATGCTGACCAAGCACGAACTCTGCGCGGAAACCATCACCATGAGTTCATCAGTGTAGTCCGAATCAATCACGCCTTCAGCATTGGCAAGCACAAACCCTTCCTTCAGTGCCATGCCGCTACGGGCATGGAGTCGCACGGAGTAGCCTTCGGGAATGTCCAAGATCAGCCCTGTGGGAACAAGAAACCGCCAACCCGCAGGAATGTCTAGGCAACCCTGATCAGGATAAATCTCCATCTTGACATTCTGCGGGCCATAAGCCGTGACAGGCTTGTACGCACCCCAATCAGGATCGGAGTTTTCGGGATCGGGATGGAAACGGGCACAGATGTCAAAACACGCAGAGCCGTCCGTTGCGAACTGCGGTGGTGTAGAACCTGTGTTGGGTATGCAATAGAAACCAAGTGTAGGCTTGTCCATGATGAAATCTCCTAACAGGAGTATACACGAGATCAGAACCCTGTCAAGGATTCTGCTTGTAAACAGCAGTGCCTTTTTGCACTTTCAATATCACACCATTCACCACATCGTTTTTGTACACGGTGTTGTTTTTCTTTTCGTTCAGCACCACGCCACTTGGCTTTGGACGAACGGAAAATAGTGGCTGACTGTGAACAATGATTTTGTTCTTGCGTTGCTTTAACCGCTCGTCAATATTTGCGGTTATTTGAAAAGATGTTTCGTGTACAAGAATTTTCAACGAACTACCTTGTCGCTGACAACGAATCTACCGGACATCAACTCATTCACGGTGATGCCTTGAACCAAGTCTAGCCCGTAAACCCATGTTCCAACCGGGACATTTCCCATAGTTGTGTAGTCCACCGTCAGACGGATTCCTCCAGTAAGCGCACCACCAGTCTCTCCCACATTCAAGTAGATGCCGCCCGTTCCCTGAACTCCCGGAGATGTCCATGTGATACCGTTCTTCATGGTTACCCCTGCCAACCACTCTCCCGTCCGTCCACCCCCTGTCACTCCGTTGATGGTTGCTTCAAGGTATTTGTATGTGCTTGCCGTGTTCGGGCGAACCTGAAATCTGGCTCCTGTATACACAGACACATCCACCGCATTACCGTTGGTGTCGTAATACTCAATATGAAAATTGAGAGTTTCGTCCTGCTTTGCGTAAATGTCGTACTGTGCTGATGCCATTACTTTTTCCTCTTCTTGAAGCGGTTCGCTCTAGGAGGTATGTAGGCAATATTTACTTGCGGATTCGGTGGTAGTTTGGACGACATCACCACGGGCTGTGGCGAAGACAGGGTAATGGGCTGAAGTGGAATATTTCCTGTTGGCATGGGCATTTGGATTCCCGTGCCTGACTGTATCCGGCGCAGTTCCTGAACCTTTTCCGAATATGCCGCATGATTCTTCTGTACCCGCTCCACCTCTTCCTTGGGGAGTCTGTTACCCCTCAAAAGAGCCTCGGAAGCACGAAGTCCTGTCTCGTAGTCGTGAACATAGTATGCCGTGGCAGACAGTTCGTCCAGTGCCATCCACTTGTACACATTGGTGTCTATGAACAGGATGTCGTGCTGCGGGAACGGAATCTGTGCTGCTTCCTTGGCAAACATGTATGCCGCACGGGGACGACCCATCATGCGGAGGGTACGGGCAATTGCGTGTAGAGGCTCGGCACGGCACGGGCGGTAGTCGTAAGCGTCAAGCAGTTTCTGCTGAATGATCGGCCACTCCTTTTCCTGTGCCATAGCGATGAGTGCCACACGGAACAGGGAGTAGTAGCACTCCTCTTCCCATCCACCCATCTCCACGCGCTTGTAGTATGCCTCGGTTGCCTTGTCCCACTGCTGCGAGTCAAAGTACGACTGTGCAAGATAGAACTGATACCGAGAGTTTCCCGGTTCGGTCTTCAGTGCTTCAAGCAGGGTTTCAGCGTCCTTGGAGTATTTTTCAATG